AAAGATCAGAATTTAGATTCAGAACCATTTTTAGGTAATATGTGGGCAAACATTAATCCACCGGGTGGATATAATAGACCACACATGCATCCTAATTCATTATGGTCTGGAGTTTATTATGTAAAGACTCCAAAGAATTGTGGACATTTAAAAGTAGAAGATCCAAAGTCTGTATCTTTAATGTCTATGCCTAGACGCAAAGATGGACCAATAGAATCACACCTTTGGAGAGAAGTTCACTTTGAACCAGTTGCAGGAAGACTTATAATGTTCCCAGCTTGGCTTAATCATTGTGTAGATCCAAATCAATCTAATGATATTAGAATATCAGTATCTTTTAATTTTCAACAAAAGTGTATGATCACATGAGCTTCCAAACTAATAAATATCAAGTAATTAAAAAAGCAATACCATACGATCTTGCTAATTTTATATTTAACTATTTTCTACTCAAACGTGATGCTGTTAACTATATGTATAAAAATAATCTAGTAGCGGAAAACGGGATGCTAGGAACGTGGAAAGATCAACAAGTTCCAAATGTATATTCTCATTATGCAGACTTTGTTATGGAAACATTACTAATGAAAGTTATGCCAATAATGAAACAACAAACTAATCTTAATTTAATACCTACGTACTCGTACGCGCGCGTATACGAGAAAGGTTCTATCTTAAAAAGACATAAAGATAGACCATCTTGTGAGATATCTACTACATTAAACCTTGGTGGCGATCCTTGGGCTATCTATTTAGATACAACAGGAAGTAATAACGTAATTGATGAATATAAGAATATAATGAAACCAGATGCACCAAAAGGCATAAGAGTTGATCTAGAACCTGGTGATATGTTAGTTTATTCTGGTTGCGAGTTAGAACATTGGAGAGACGAGTTTCAAGGCAATATCTGTGCGCAAGTTTTCTTGCATTATAACCATGTAAATGGACAGTTTGCAGATTCCAATTTATATGATAAAAGACCTTTGTTAGGATTACCACCTTTCACTAAAATAGTGTAAATCAACAGATTTGGTGGTATAAGAATAGCTTATGCCGATAAATAAACTACAATTTAAACCAGGAATAGATAAGCAAAACACCCAATACGGTGCAGAAGGCGGTTGGGTTGATTGTGATATGGTCCGTTTTAGATACGGAGTTCCTGAAAAGATAGGTGGTTGGTCACCAGCAGTTGGTACTAATTTAATTGGTGCAGCAAGAGACATTCACACATATACAGATTTAGCCGGAGACTCATTAGCAATCATTGGTACAGATAGAAAACTATATACTTATTACGATAACAACTTTTATGACATCACACCTCTATCAACTACTATTCCAGCAGTATTTACATTCACATCAGGCACAACAATAGTTAACGTTCTTGCAACATCTAATGGTGCAATCGCTGGAGACTTTGTTACATTTTCAGGAGTTACAGGAGTTAGTGTTGTTAACATTACTAATTCTAGTATGGCTCAAGAATTTGAAATTCAAACAATTACTGACGCTAATAATTTTAAAATAGATGTAGCTAGTATTGCAACACCAGGAGCAGTTACTACATCTGGATCGGCATCAGGTGCAGCATTTCAAATAAATATAGGAACAGATGCTACAGTTGTTGGTAATGGATGGGGTGCAGCAGCATGGGGATTTTCTACTTGGAATACACCAAGACCAACAGGAGTTATTACTGCTAATCCAAGAATCTGGCAAATAGATAACTTTGGTGAAGATATATTAGCTACAATTGTTGGTGGTAAAACTTATTACTTTGATACATCTGCATTTATTAGTCCAAGAAATACTAGAGCTACTTTATTAGCAAATGCTCCAACTCAATCTAATTATATGACAATATCTCCAAGAGATAGACATGTAATATTCTTTGGTACACAAACAACACCAGGTAATACAAATACTTATGATCCAATGGCCGTGCTCTTCGGTTCACAAGAATCTATTACAGACTTTACACCGAATGCAACTAACACAGCTGGATTTCAAAGATTATCATCAGGAAATAGAATTGTAACAGCAGTTCCAACAAGAGGAGATATATTAATATTAACTAATACATCAGCTCATTCTATGCAGTTTGTAGGCCCACCATTTACATTCTCATTTAAACAAATTGGTACGAACTGCGGAACGTTAGCAGCGCATTCAGCAGTAGAAGCGGAAAACGTTGTCTACTGGATGTCAGACGGAGCATTTTATCTGTTCGACGGGGTTGTAAAAGAAATTCCATGTTCAGTACAAGATTATGTATTTCAAGATTTAAATGAAGATGAACATTCTATAATTTATGCTGGAGTTAATTTAGATTTTGCAGAAGTAAATTGGTTTTATGCATCAAGTGGTTCTACTGCAATTGATAGAGTAGTCACTTATAATTATCTTGAAAGATTATGGACTATTGGAACTTTAGCTAGAACAACATGGGCTTCTAAAGATATATTTGCAAATCCATTAGCTACAAAATATATGCCAAATTCTACAACACTTGCACAACCGACAGTTATTGGTTTAACTGCTGGAGTATCAACACTTTATGATCAAGAAAAAGGAACAAATGATGATACAAGTGCAATCACCGCGTTCATTACTTCGGGAGACGTGGATATTGTAGACGGAGATAATTCAATGTTTATTAAACGATACATTCCAGATATGAAAGATCAAGAAGGTGCGGTTAATATGCAATTTTTAGTAAGACAATATCCAGGAGCAACTCAAACTGTTGCATCAAGTACACTTGTGTATTCAACAACAACTAAAGTCGACATGCGCGCGCGTGGGCGACAAGTTGCGATTAAAATTATAAGCACTGAAGTTGATACGAAGTGGAGATACGGAACATTAAGGATTGACGGACAACAGGATGGTTTAAGATAATGGCAAAACTAGATCAACCAAGATTAGCAAACGCTACAGTAGAATATAATCAACAACAGATGGATCAGATTATTAGAACATTAGAGCAAATGGTGTTACAATTAAATAATACTTTTACACAAGATGTACAAGATATAGCTGAAGCGCAAAACTGGTTTTCAATATGAGTAATATTTATAGAGGAATTTTAGTAAAGCCAACAGTTACAACTTCAACAACTGTTTATACTTGTAATGCAACATCACGTGCCATTATTCAAAATATACAATTAACAAATCAATCAGGAAATAATACAGCAGAAGTTTTTGTATATGATTCATCTACTACAAGCACAGCTGAAATTGGTCATGTTAGTTTAGGATCTAATGCAACAGAAAATTTATGTAAAGGACCTGTTGTTTTAGAAGAAGGAGATGCACTCTTGATTTTAGTTAATAGTACTGCTATAACAGGTATTATATCAATAATGGAAGTGAATAGAGGATCATTAACAAACTAATGAAAGAAATAAAAATAATTTGTGATTCAGAGATCACAATTAGAAATATAAAGACAGGACATGTCTATAAAAATGAAGATGAGGTTAAAGCAGATTTAAATGCTAAACCTGAAGATATTAAACGTGATGTTAAAATTATAGTTCCAACTATTCCCTTATTCAGCAAGACATGACACTTTCAAATGAGTGGAGAAGGATGCAGCACTATAAGAATATAGGTCTGAAGTTTGATAAAGTTTTAGATATTGGTGCTTTTGAAGGTATCTGGACACAAAATTTTAAAAACATATATCCTGATGCAGATATCTTAATGATTGAAGCAAATGAAGAAAAAGAACAAATATTAAAAAACATTGGTCCTTATAAAATAGCATTATTAGGTAAAGAGAATAATAAAGAAGTGGACTATTATAAATGTTTAGATGGTATGCAAACAGGCAATACAATCTATAAAGAAAATACAGATTTTAAATTTGCACCTGTAAAGAAAACAACCATAACTTTACCAACCTTATTAAATTCAGAAGATGGTTATGATTTAATTAAAATGGATGTACAAGGATCTGAATTAGATATTATCAAAGGAGCTGTTCCTATTATTAAAAAGACAACACATTTAATTCTTGAAACACAAACTCTTAATTATAATGATAAAGCGCCAATACTGACTGATATTGTTTGTTATTTAAATACATTAAATTTTTCATTAATTGATATTATAGATTTACATTACTCATTAAATAATGTACTATTTCAAATAGATGTTTTGTTTGAAAGAAAAATATGAATCCTAAAGGTGGAACAGAGATATTAAAAGAGCAACTACTTGCTCAATTACCAGAAGAATCTATTGATGGAATTAATCTAATTGGTTCTATTTGTAATCCAGCGCTTGTTAAAGAAGATAAGATTAACGTTCTTTGGCAACATTTAAGTTATGATCAGCCCAATGTACAATACATGCGCGATCGTAAGTTCGTAGATTCTATTGATTACTTTATCTATGTTAGTCATTGGCAATATAATAAGTTTAGAGAAGTTTATAAAATTCCAGAATACAAATCCTTTGTAATTAAGAATGCAACTCATGCATTTGAACCGGTAAAGAAAGAACCATTAATAATTACATCAGATAAAATAAAATTATTATATACCTCAACTCCTTGGCGTGGACTTGCGGTATTAATTAAAGCTATTGAGATATTAAATAAAACAAGAAATGATTTTGAGGTGGATATTTATTCATCTACTAAAATATATGGATCTGCTTTTGAAGAAAGTGAAAAGGATAGATTTGATGCATTATTTAATAAATGTAAAAATACACCTAATGTTAATTATCATGGTTATACTTTTAATGGTGAAATAAGAAAAGCTGTAGAAAAAGCTCATATCTATACTTATCCATCTATCTTTGAAGAAACATCATGCCTTGCAGTTATTGAAGCGATGTCAGCGGGCTGTCATGTAGTGACAACTAACTATGGTGCTTTACCAGAAACCTGTGGTGAATTTGCAACGATGATTGAATTTGATTCTAGTGGCCAGAACTTAATTGAAAGATATGCAGAAACACTAAACTCTGTCATTGACAATTATAGAGATAATTTATATAAAGACGATTTAGAAATGCAAATTAAATACTATAACAAAAACTATTCATGGGAAACCAGAATACAAGAATGGAGAAATTTTTTAAATTATGTCAGAACAGAAAAAACACGTTAAGCTATTTATAGCAACACCAGCGTTTGGTCATCAAGTTACAACAAACTATGCAAATAGTTTATTAAAATTCGTATCAACATCTCATCCAAAACTTGCAGTATCATCAGCAGTTCACTTACAATCGGGAATGGCTTTAGTTACCCAAGCAAGAAATAATTGTGTAGCTTATTTTCTTAATTCAGACTGCACGCATTTTTTATTTATAGACGCGGACATTGGATTTGAACCAGATGCAATTTACAGATTAATAGAAAAAGATGTACCTTTATGTTTAACACCTTATCCAGTTAAAGGTTATGGTGCTAATAATCAATTACAGTTCATTGTACATTTTCCTGATAAAGATAATGTTAGAATTCAAAAAGATGGCTTTGCAGAAATCACTGCAGGACCTACTGGATTCATGATGATTAAAAGAGAAGTATTTGAAAAACTTGCAGAAAAATATCCAGAACGAAAAACAGTTAATAAACAATTAGTAGGTAATAAAGTAGAGACTATGGAAAAAGGTTGGTATACATTCTTTGAAAC